AGTGATTGTGTTATCAGCCTTGAACGCAACCAACAATCAGACGATGAGATAGAGGCATCGACCACCAAGGTTAGGGTGCTGAAGTCTAGGTACACTGGAGATGTTGGCGTTGCTACTAACCTGCTGTATGATGGCGCGACAGGGCGGCTACGAGAGTTAGATGATTATGATGCGTCTCAGTTTGACGGAGATATAATATGAGTAAGAAGTGTAACAAGTGCGGGGAGGTTAAGGAGCTTACGGATTTTTATAAACAAACTAATGCCAAGGATGGACACGCCTATATGTGTAAGGTATGCACTTTAGCTAAGAGCAGTGCTTGGTACGAAGCTAACAAAGAAAGAGCAAGGCTAACACGGTCTTCTTGGTATGAGGCTAATAGAGAAAAGAGTATCGCGAACAATAAGGCTTGGAGAAAAGCCCATCCAGATAGGTGCAAGGCTAATAGTAAGGCTTGGAATAAAGCTAATCCAGAACAAAACACCATCAAAAAAGCTGAGCGCAGAGCCGCTGTGAAACAGCGTACAATGGAGTGGTCTGATCTTGAAGCTATAGAAGCTATATACGCAAAGGCTCGACACCTTACAAAAGTTACAGGGGTTCGACACGAAGTTGACCATTACTATCCGCTACGAGGAAAATTAATTAGCGGTCTTCATGTTGAAACAAACCTACAAGTAATAACGAGCCTAGAGAACAAAATAAAAGGCACTAGCTTAAAACAATAAAGGCAAAAGAAAATGAGTAACTTAGTATTTGATATAGAAGCAGACGGCTTAGACCCCACGAAGATACATTGTATCGTGGCACAAGACGTTGATACAAAGGATGTGTTTACGTTTGACAACACGCAACTAGAGCAAGGCTACGGACTACTGCGCTCTGCAACTAAACTGATCGGCCACAACCTGATAGGCTATGACATCCCTGCAATTAAAAAGGTTGCCGGAATTGATTTGTTTGACAAGAAGATTGTAGATACCTTAGTGCTATCACGACTCTTCAAGCCAACACGCGAAGGCAACCACGGACTTGAAGGTTGGGGCTATCGTCTAGGTTTTAAGAAAGGAGACTTTGGTGATCAAGAAGATGCATGGGAGCAGTATACTCCAGAGATGTTAGAGTACTGCAAGAACGATGTGTTGCTTAATACTAAAGTGTACGAGGCTTTGAAGCTTGAGAGCCGTGGGTTCACGCCACAGTCAGTGCAGATAGAACACGCAGTAGCTAAGATCATTGATCAGCAACGCACCAACGGCTTTGTCTTAGACCTTGAGAAAGTTATGGGTTTAGTGGCTATGTTTGAAACCAAGCTACACGATCTAGAGCAGGAGGTTCACGAAGAGTTTCGGCCTGTAGTCACTACTCAGATACTGACACCTAAGTTCACAGCGACAGGTGCAGTAGCTAAGACAGCAACCGATCAGCACGGTAAGGGTACAAGACTGACAGACGAGGAGTACGAGAAGCTTTCATTAGATATAGATTGTAAGCCTATCGCACGTAAAACTGAAACGCCTTTTAACTTAGGGTCACGCAAGCAGATTGGCGAGTACCTAATTCGTTTTGGTTGGAAGCCTCAGAAGCATACACCTACAGGTCAACCCATTGTAGATGAGTCAACTTTAAATAAGGTTAGGAACATACCGCAGGCCGCATTGATTGCTAAGTATCTTATGTTGCAGAAACGCTTGGCTCAAACTAAGAGTTGGATCAAGGAACTCAACGAAGACACTGGCAGGGTGCATGGGTACGTCAATCCTAATGGTGCAGTGACATCGCGTATGACACATTCACATCCTAACATGGCTCAGATTCCTAGTAGTTCGTCACCGTTCGGCGAAGATTGCCGATCTTGTTGGACTGTTCCAGAGGACTATCGTCTGGTAGGGATTGATGCTTCAGGCTTAGAACTCAGGATGCTTGCACATTACTTAAACGATGAGGGCTATACTAATGAAATACTTAACGGAGATATACACACCGCTAATCAGCGCCTTGCTGAACTTGAATCAAGAAGTCAGGCGAAAACTTTTATCTATGCCCTCCTATACGGAGCCGGAGATGCAAAGCTTGGGTCTGTGGTTGGACGAGGTAGAGCGGTTGGGAAAGGACTTAGACAACGCTTCTTTGATAATCTCCCATCATTTAAAAAGCTTACAGACAGAGTACAAAGAGAAGCTTCAAGCGGATTCGTTAAAGCACTAGACGGACGTAAGCTTACGGTGCGCTCAGAACACGCGGCCTTGAATACTTTGTTGCAGGGAGCAGGCGCAATAGTAATGAAAAAAGCGTTGATAATACTAGACGAAAAGATAAAGAACCACGGATACGATGCTAAGTTTGTAGCTAACGTACACGATGAATGGCAGATAGAATGCCACCTTGATGATGCAGTAGAGGTTGGTAAGCTAGGTGTTAACGCCATTAAAGAAGCAGGGTGTATGTTTAATTTAAATTGTCCACTGGACGGAGACTATAAAGTCGGGGAGAACTGGAGTGAAACACATTAAAAACTGTATAGAGTGTGGGGTAGTGCTTGAAACGCCTGTTAACTGGTGGTCTTCTTTTGTAGGTAAGAAACACTATAAGTGTATAGACTGTTACGACATACGCAGGACAGAGAATACAATTAAGAAAAAGTACAGAGAAGGAGTACAGCCAAGTCCAAGGCTCTTAGCTAAGTTGCTTGGGCGTAGACACAGAGCAGAGTACAACACTATCTTAGGAGGCTACGTGTATATTATCTCCAACCCTGCGTGGAAAGGTTGGTTCAAAGTTGGGATGGCTGTAGATGCGGCTGATAGATGTTCAGGGTATCAAACCTCCTCGCCCTTTAGAGATTATAAGGTTTCTTATTCTAAATACTTTGAAGACAGGCGAGAAGCTGAGAGACTCGTTCACTCCGCGCTAAAAGAAAACAAAATTGAACACGCCAAAGAGTGGTTTAAAACAGACCTTAAAACTATAAAGAATATAATTAAAAATATAAAGGACGTTCAGCATGAATCTTAATACTATAGTACCTGACATTTACAAACACCTTGAAGGACTATCAGACGGTAAGCCTTTGCCGCTAACAGAAGAAGATATTGACAACACTCTTGTTGGAATTAAAGAAGCTCTGATGTCTTGGGCAGTTCCTTCTGATCGTAACAAGGACTTCACGGTTCGTATGTCTAATGTAGGAAAGCCATCGCGTCAGTTGTGGTATGAGAAGCGTGACCCTGCGGGGCGTGGTGGTATTGACGGGCCAACGCAAATCAAGTTCCTGTACGGCCACTTGCTTGAAGAGATTGTGTTGATGCTTGTGCGGATGTCCGGCCACAAAGTAACAGACGAGCAAAAAGAAGTTGAAGTTAAAGGCATCGTAGGCCACATGGACTGTAAGATAAATGGTGAAGTGGTGGATGTTAAGACCGCATCTCGCTTTGCGTTTAACAAGTTCAAGGACGGACGCTTATCACAAGACGATCCCTTTGGATACCTTGGTCAGCTTGCGGGATACGAGGCGGCAGAGGGTACTGACAATGGCGGGTTCTTGGTGTTGAACAAAGAGAGCGGTGAGTTGTGTATGTACGTGCCTGACGATCTTGATAAGCCCAACATTAAAACCTCTATTAGTCAGCTATTACCTGCATTAGAGCTTGACGTACCCCCAGAATTATGTTATACTCCCATACCTGATGGCAAGAAAGGCAACATGAAACTTCCAAAGGGTTGTAGTTGGTGTAAGTACAAGCACGAATGCTACAAAGATGCTAACGATGGACAGGGTTTACGTACCTTTAAATACTCAAACGGACTCGCATACTTGACAGAAGTTGTAGTCGAACCTAAAGTAGAGGAACTACTAGTATGAATGGCAAGAAAGCTAAGCGGATTAGGAAGCACTCAGGCGTTATTATAGTTGATTGGTTACGCTCATTACTCAGCGAAGAAGAAGGACAGGGCGTTACTGTTGATAACTATAAAAACTTTATGCCTGAGCAGACTCACTACATGGCGCAAAGAACTATGCATCTTAACGCCTATCATCCTAAGTGGGTCTGCAACAAGATAACTAAGATTATTAAATCAAACCCTCATCGCGTAATAGAAACTATCACACTAGGAGAAGTAAAATGAACATTGAACAGATGATCATAGCTACAGGAAGTTTTTTATTCAACAGTGATAAGTCTATTACAGATATAGACAACGAGTTTCTAGAAGACTTGCGGCTCTTGATAGATGCGGAGTTAGAGCGCAGGGAGGCTGTCCTCCATTGAATAAGATTAAGAAGGGCTACCGCAAACAACGAGTCAAGCGACCTGTAGAAAAGAATCTTGTTAAAGGTTATGACTCTAACTGGGAGTATGAACTACATTCAGGTATCCTTGATGGTTGGAGTTTCCACACCGACAAAGTTCCTTACACCGTTGAGCATAACTATCATCCAGACTTTATCCGCGAGGTTGAGGGCAAGAAGATTCTGCTTGAAGCTAAGGGTAGGTTCTGGGACTACGCAGAGTTTAGCAAGTACATCTGGATTAGTAAGACACTTCCCGAAGATACAGAGTTAGTGTTTCTGTTTGCGAATCCAAGTGCGCCAATGCCGCAAGCCAAACGTAGAAAAGACGGCACTAAAAGAAGCCACGGTGAGTGGGCAAGTGCTAACAACTTCAGGTGGTTTAGCGAAGACACCATCCCTGATAGTTGGATTAACCCCAAGAAGAGGGAGAGTTTTGACTGACTTCAATAGAAAAGACGAGAGGCGCGATAGGTTTTTAAGAAAGAAGAAGTTCAAGAAGATTAGTTCTTCTTCTAAATTAAAAGATACTAGGCGCAAAGAACCTACAATTAACTTATACGAAGAGATAGCACATGAAAAGATTAAATGATGCAACACCCGCAGATTGGGATAGAGTAGCTAAAGAACATCCTGCACTTGAGCCTTACAAGCCTTACGTTGATATGGCTATGCAAGAAGCACATAATATGTTAATAGAAGAAGGTTGTACTCAAGACCTTGATTGGGGAGAGGATGTTGTCAACAATCCAAAGCACTACAACACTGGCAACATTGAATGCATTGAAGCCATTGAAGAGTCTATGTCTAGCGTAGCTTTCAAAGGGTATCTCAAGGGTAACTGTATGAAATACCTTTGGCGCTACGACTATAAAGGCAAGCAAGTAGAGGACTTAAATAAGGCTACGTGGTACTTAAATAAACTAACAACAATCGTCACCAAGGAGAACACTTAATGGATCAGTACCAAGAATTTATACACAAGTCACGCTACGCACGTTGGATACCTGAACATAATCGAAGAGAGACATGGGCAGAAACAGTGTACCGCTACGTACAGTTCTGGAGAGATCGTGAACAGATTACAGTATCTGAAGGACAGAAATTATACGATGCAATATACAATCTAGAGGTTATGCCTAGCATGAGATGCATGATGACAGCAGGGGAAGCACTCGACAAAGATAATGTTGCAGGGTTTAACTGTAGTTATCTGCACATAGATTCACCGCGATCCTTTGATGAGTTGATGTATGTTCTTATGTGTGGCACAGGTGTAGGGTTTAGCGTTGAGCGTAACTTCATAAACAAACTACCTGAGATTGCAGAAACATTTCATGCTACTGACAGCGTTATTGTCGTTAGTGACAGCAAGATCGGTTGGGCTTCTGCGTTCCGCGAGTTGATTGCTATGCTGTACGCAGGGAAGATTCCTAAGTGGGATATGCACAACGTCCGTCCCGCAGGCGCAAGACTTAAAACCTTTGGTGGACGCGCATCTGGCCCAGAACCCCTAGTAGATTTATTTAATTTTTGTGTTGGTGTTTTCTCAAAGGCCGCAGGCCGTAAGTTAACCTCTATTGAGTGTCACGATGTTGTCTGTAAGATAGCAGACATCGTTGTTGTTGGTGGTGTAAGGCGTTCAGCACTGATAAGTTTATCTAATCTATCCGATCCACGTATGGCTAAAGCTAAGTCAGGAGATTGGTGGAGAAACGAGGGACACCGTAGACTTGCTAACAACAGCGTAGCGTACACAGAGAAGCCTGACTTTGAGTCTTTCCTGTCTGAGATGCAGAACATGTATGAGTCTAAGGCGGGTGAGCGCGGAATCTTCAGTCGCATAGCGGCACAGAAAGTTGCAAGCAAGAACGGACGTAGGGATGCTGAGCAGGACTTTGGTACTAATCCTTGCAGTGAAATCATATTACGCAGTAATCAGTTCTGCAATTTATCGGAAGTGGTTGTCAGGTCTGAAGATACTTTAGAGACTTTGAAATCTAAAATAGAAGTAGCCGCGATGATCGGAACATTACAGGCTACGCTTACAGACTTCCGATACTTGCGTAAAGTGTGGCAACGCAATACAGAAGAAGAGGCTTTGTTGGGTGTGAGTCTTACAGGGATTATGGATCATAAGGTGCTAGGCTCGTCTACTGACAAGCTTTCTGAATGGCTAGAGGAGATGAAGGGTGTTGCGGTTAAAATTAATAAAGCTTGGGCAAAGAAGTTGGGAATTAATCAATCAGCGGCTATTACTTGCGTTAAGCCTAGTGGCACGGTGTCTCAGCTTGTTGATAGTGCCAGTGGCATTCATCCTCGTTTTTCTAAGCATTACATTAGACGAGTACGCTCAGATGCGAAAGACCCCCTCGCGCAATACATGTCAACAGCGGGATTCCCTGTCGAACAAGATGTAATGAGTCCTGCATCTCTTGTGTTTAGTTTCCCTGTGAAGTCTCCTAAGACTAGTACAACAGTTAAACAAGTAGGGGCGATGGAACAGTTAGCGTTGTGGAAAGCGTATCAGAATCATTGGTGCGAACATAAACCAAGCATAACCGTTTACTACACAGAAGATGAGTTCTTGCAGGTATCTCAATGGATATGGGAAAACTTTGATTTGTGTAGCGGTATTAGCTTGTTGCCGTACAGCGACCACGTATATCAGCAAGCCCCCTATGAAGAGATAGACGCAAATCAATATAAGGAGTTAGTGAAAGCTATGCCAAAAGACATTAACTGGAATGACCTTGAAAACTTTGAACAAGAAGATAACACAACAGGCTCACAAGAGTTGGCGTGTGTGGGCGGTGCTTGTGAAATTGTTTAAGAAAGGCAAGGAAGCCAATGTCTTAGGGTTTAAAATTCTTATTAACTGTGAAGGGGTTGTCGTGACAGAAATGTCCGGCATCCCTGAAGGTGATTTAAATAAGGTCTTTAGCGGTGACGAGTTGTTAATTATGAGAAACATTGTACAACTTACGAAACCAAAACTAGAGGCGCTTCATTCTTTTTTAGAGGATGAACTCAGCGCCCTTAATCATACTACCATTTAATTTTGTCAGTCCAATATGTGGCAGACATCTTGCCTTCTCATTCTGGATTTAAACCTTTTTCTAGAGTGGCAAGCCTTAACTTGAGGTTATGTATGTCATCTAAGAGTTCTTCACTTTTAGTTATTTGTTTATCGACAAGACCCGCTGTGTATT